TCGTAGATGCGCCGCGTAATCTTTTCACCATTTGTTGAGTATTATGTTCCCAATCTGCTAGGCCTGCTTTCCAGATGTCAACATACTTCTTATAAATCTTAGCTAGCATGTAGGGTTTTGACTGAATACCAGACGCCATCGCATAGTTGACCTTACATACGACATCCATCTTCTTTGCAAGTTCAACTGTTTGTAGTACAGTGTCTTCATTATCTTCTGTGATCACTGCAATAAACGATGGCCGGTGTCCAACTTTATCTAACATCATATCAGACACGGCCCAGAAGTCTTTTTCTGTAAATGTTGTATAATCACCCTTTAATCTTCCAGCTCCATACTGAAAGGACGTAGCGATGCCCACTCGCGGATGTTGAAAAAGCTCAAGCCATTTTTCTGGTTTCTTATAGAATGGCCATAAGTTTGTTGTTAAGGATATAGATGCTTTGTAGTTTTTTTTATCTAAGAAGTCAATGATCTCCCAGTAATAGCTGGGATCAATCATTAAAGGATCACCTCCATTCACAATGATAGTATTTGTTTCAGGGTATCGATCAAGAAAGCGATAGACATAGTTAAGATCTAGCTGCGCGGCTTTATCTTCTGTGATATCTGTTGATGAACAAAATGTGCATTTAAAGTTGCATAACTCAGTAGGCTTAATAATTAAATCCATAATTAGATACGATTCTCGGTTGAAGCGTGTAGTTAACTTTGTGTTCTACATGTAATTCTTGTGAGGCCATCACTAAAAGATGTTCCCTTGGTTGAATCATTCCAGTTTCTATACCATTTACTCGAAACTGAATCTCACCGCCGTCTGTCACATCATTCATATAATATAGAAAGAATAAATTGTATCCTTCGATTAGATCGTTATGCCAGACCATTGTTTTAGATTCAGACTTATTCCAGATGTATTGATAGCCTTTTGTGTAATTTGGAAAGAATGGCTCAACATATGTCTTTGCAATATACTCCATCGCTGGATTTAAGTCTACGCCTTTTGGATATGTAGCATAGTCTTGATCTCCGAGTATCCACTCTTCTAATGGAGGAAGTTCTCCAATCAAATCCATTATAACATGGTCAGTTGTAAATGTAAACCCTTGAATGAAAAAATCTGATATATTCATACAAACACCGGATCAACTTGAGGCTGATCATTCACTGACCAACCGAAAACAAGAGCTGTTCGAGGTTTTTCACCAAAGTACGGCTTGACTCTGTGAACATTAAAGCCAGGAAAAATTACAAGTCGGTTCTGTTTGGGAAGAATGTTGATACAACTATTCGGATACTCAGCAAACGTTAAGTTTTTATAGATTGCTAGTTCACCGCCGCACCACTGGTTTTCTAAGTACTCGCTATCGATATAGTATAGTGCAGTGATGTTTGATCCTTCGACCATATCGTGATGCGGTTCATATAGATGATTTGCGACTTTACTTGAGTCGTACTTGTGCAAACATCCCTTTTGTAATTCAGTAAACGTTAAGTTATTAAAGTCTAAATTGTTTCTATTGCAATAGTTGATTACAGTATAAGATACTAAATCATAAATTTGTTGTTGCGCGCTCGTAAGTCCATAGACATTTTGGCCATCAATAGTCTTTTCAATCAAAGATTCTTGAATTAATTTTTGATATAGCGAATCGTCTGACACAAAGTCATCGTGTATTTCTATATGAGTTGTCCACAAATCATATGTCTTGTACATTATCGCTTACAATATCCTCTATTGCTCTTTTACCATCTACAAGAATAATATCTTGATCTACTAATCGTCCTTGAATAAGTTTATTTAACCAGTTATCAATTGGTTGAAACCATTCTTTTGTTTGAATTTTTTGATACCATTCTCTTAATATGACACTTGCTTTTTCATTTTCAGGAACTAATGGACCAAGAACGCGTTGTGCACGATTCATGAAAAACATTTCTTTCCAATCTTCGGCTGTATAACTATATGTCTCAATAACGATGTCTAAGTTAGATCGATACTTACTAATCACACTATTTGACACATGAACCATATCACTTTCTTCGTTTTCAGTACTTCCAACTTCTACCGTTTTGATAGAAAACTTTTCTTGATACTCTGGAGTTCCCATTTCGCTATTTGGTAGTATTGTTAAAATGTTTCTTGGAATAAACCATGAATCAAACTCTTGAAATAAATTCATTTCTTCATAAAAAGTATCAAGTGTCGAGCCCGGTATACCAATGATTAACTCTGTTTTAATATGTTCAACACCTTTAGCTTTGAATTTTCTAGCAAGTCGAATGTTATCTTGTAATAGTATATCGGTTCTTTGAATATTTTTTAACGCTTCTTCACTAACAGATTGCAGAGCCATATTATAACTATCGCCCATAAATCCAGTTTCAAATAAAATATCTAATATCTTTTCTTTCTTTTCAGTTTTTACTTTTGCCAATCCATACAAATAAATGTTAGTTGGATATTGATATTTGTCTTTATGACGTTTAATTATTTTTAATACTTCTTGATCTCGTGGTAATATCCCAAAATTAGCATCGATAAATTCAATCGAATCATATTGTAACATCGACAATATTTCCAATTCTTTTTGAATTATGTCGAATGGTTTTGAACTTATTTTAGTGCCGATGCCACCACCCCATTCGCAATAAACACAGCTATATGGACACCCGCGAGTTGTTTCGTAATAAAACTCAGCTTTAGTATTTTTTTCGTTTGCAATTCTTTTTATTTCAAGCAGATACGGAATATGGTGCTCAATTGCAGATTCAGTGTCGTATCCAAACTTCATTTGAGTAACATTAGTGTAGTAATCTTTTGAGATTAAAAAAGGAATTTCATCTGGATTTACTATCTTGCCATATTGTTCTATCTGATTTAGTGCTGGTTTTAGAAAATATTCACCGTGGCCAGTTGCATAACAAAGATAGTCAATGTGTGGATGCTCAAGAAAAAATGTTTGATTATATCCTTGGTGCGGTCCGCCCTGAATCACCGTAATCTCTGGATTAGTTCTTTTGATTTCTTTTGCGACAAGATGACATAACTTAACGTTCCATACATACGTGCTAATACACAGGACGCTTGGTGATTCATTTAAGATAGCTTGTACTAACTCTCCAAGATCTCTATAAAGATCCCAATCAGCAATTGGTTGAATCCAGTCGTGTTCTTTACAGACAGTACTAAAGTTCATCCACCCAAGATCTGGTGCAATATTACGAGTTGATAACGGAGGATTTAACCAGTAGATTCTCATTCTTTAATCCAATAATAACCATTCCGCTTAAACCCAAATTGCTGCATAATCTCTCGATGGTAAGGCTCTCTTGGTATTCTGTATTGATTCATTGTAAGGTGTATATATTCGAGCAAGCTACCTGATGGCACAATAAGTCTTTTATCTGGAAAAGTAGCAATGAGTTCGCTCCACATCTTGCGCAGAAATTTACGAATCTCAATAGTCGATAACCGATTCATATAACCAGCTGTTTTTAACGTTCCAACGATAATTTCTTCTTGATAGATGTGGAGCATTGCTACTCCTTTTTCAATCTTCCAATCTTCATCGCAGCGAACAAACATGGGATCGTCTTGTTTTGATCGAATTGAATCTTCGTATAGTAAAGGATCAGTTTCAGCTGTGCCCCACCAGATCAAAAAGTGAGCTTGTCGAGAAGAGATTCGAGGAATGTATGGATATTGAACTGGAAAATTATCTAACTGTAAATCAACACAATTCGGAAGATTAACCTGTAGCGATAATGCCTTCTCGCTGTATTCGTACATGGTCGACGTATCTGTGCGCAAGTTTGTAGACACACTCATCAAGTACTTCCTCTCTGTATTTGTAGTCATGTTGCATAAAGCAACCGAGAGTGCAGCGATTAAAATACTCGCAGCTCAAACAATTATATTTTTCTAAAAAGTTAATTTCAATCTGACTATTATCAGCAGGTTGAATATTAGTCTTGTACATTTGCATGTCTTCAGGCGCTTGTACAAGGTTACCGCACTGGCACATCGTCCCGTCTTGAAGTACAAGCTTTGATGTTCGGCAACTAATATAGTTTGTTTCTCTTTCTATCCACGATGATATTGGATCGATTTGTGGATAGTGGTCAATAAAGTATTTAAAGATATTATAAAGATCTAGATCACTTGGGGCCTGATGATGAGCCGTAACATCCGGCGTATAATAATCAGCATAGATATAAAAACCATCATTATACATTTGATTTAAAAACTCGTCACCGCCTTTTATCCAGTGGTGAATATTTGGCCGAGTCAATAAGATACCAATACCATCGAGCTGATCTTGAAAATAGTAAAGATTCTTCTTAAATACCTTGATTGTGTTTCTATTGAATCTTCCGGCTGGATCGTAACTTGTAAATAGTTTAGATACTACACCAAGCTTTTGAGTTTCTTTTAATAGATGTTCTATAAGTTCTATCTTTGTAGTGATTAAATTAGTTACCCAGTTTAATCCAACTTCAATGTTATACTTTTCACCAAGATCAACAATCCCTTTACTCAATTCAATAAAATCGTTATTAAGTTTTTCGTCATAGATTGAATCAGCAAAGATCTCACCACCCATGATATTAAATACTACTTTTTTGCTTCTTTCAGTCTGAAGAAACTTTTCGATCGGTTCTAATTTTTCTAGAACAGTGTCGATGCCGACTGTATTCTCGTGATCTTGCCAGCAGAAAGAGCACCGAAGATTGCAATACTCAAATAAGTGTATAGTATATTCTTGTTGCTTATCGCGCTTTGTGCGCAACGCAATTTCATTAATCATTTGATACTATAGTTTCTTATCGCTGCGATATCGTTTGTTTTAGCTAAATTTTTCAAATACGATAAAAAGACAAAAGAAAGAGATGGTCTTAGATCATGAGGTATAAAAGACATCTCGCTCTTTTCATGAGTCCAGTATTGAATAAACTCATCTAACTCACTATCATTTAATTCTCTATCAATAACAATATCTAAAAATTTCCAGTCATGTAAATTAATTGCCTCAGAGTAAAAAGCTTTTGCTGCTTTTTTAGTTGTTGCTTTTAATTTAGCTAAATCACTTTTTGAAATAGAATCTAAGTTAAGCTTCGAAGCATTTCCTGGAACTACCGTACCAGATGTAGTCCACCAATCACTTTTATAAATTTCTAGATCAGGTAAATCTAAACAATCAATTGCAGTTTTGCCAGATCCACCAAATAATTTTTGAACGTCTTCATCTAAAATATAAAGATCGATGTAGTCCTTAGCATCCAGGAAAATATATTCGTAATGTCTCTTAATAAAATTAGATACAACAGATCTTAATTGATCTCTTCCGCGGTGACTAGAATTACCAAGAATTGATGGAAGCAAAAATTCTAAATTATATTTTATATTTGCTTCTCTAAAGTCATATTTGTTTGCTGCACTCCAAGCTGATAAGAGCGCTGCTTTAAACTCTTCGGTTCCACTTCCGTCAAATGCATTTCTTCTATGAAGATAACAATCAATGTATGTCTCATAAGATCCAACATTCATGTTCGTTGATGACTTTAACCAGGTCGCAGCAATCTTTGCAAAAGTTGGTACATCGCAATAGATTACATATTTTGATTCAACTTCAAACAGCTCAGTGAGCTTCATCTTGAGTGGCTTTCTTTTTAGAGCATCGCTTAACGACTTTCCTTTCCAGTCAACTTGAATATCTGGACTAACGTTAGGGTGAATAACCGCGCCCATGTCGACGTAATCTAAATAATCATTAAGTTCTAGATAGACTTTGTTAAAGAGATGAAGCTTTGTTTCTGACATTTTATTATCCTGCTTGACGTAATTCTGCTACTGTTCCTGATGCTACTCCCCATGTGAGTAAGAACATTGGGTTATTTTCATTTGCCCAATAGCTGTATAAGTTTTGGCCTTTGAACATATAGTCATTAAAATATTTAGAATAAAAAGTAAGATTCTCTTGCTTCACAAATTCAAAAAGAGTATAGAGCTCTTCGTGTTTTAATAGGCTTACGAAATTAATTCCAGTTAGATTATTTGTATTATCTTCTGGAAATTGAGAAACCCATTCCTTTACTTCAGGAATATTGATCGTGTGCATATTATATAGTGATAACGAATCGATCTTCTTTTCCCAAAGCTTTAGATCTTCTTCGAATGGAACTTCTTCATCTAGTTTCATCGATAGCAATAGTGTAATTACTTCTTGCTCTAACGATGGAATATTTACTATCATTGTGGCTTTTAAATACGATTCAATGAGATCTTTATCATAGTTTTTAACATCACACGGAATATCTAGATTGCTCAAATATACAAGTAATTTTTCACCTTGTAACTCAGACTCGGCATAATCAATCATAAACATTGTCGATTTGTCTTCAAAATATTTTTTGAGATCTTCAATTGCAATTGGAGCCTTTGTTTCAATTATCATTATCTACGTCCTCTTGATCCATGACATGAACTATGACAAGAAGCATGACACACATTAGTCGTGATTGTCACAGTATTTGCTCTTGCACCATTATATGAGTTTCGAAGATTAGTAAAGAATGACTCTAATCCATCGTCGTCAATCGCTAATCCAGCGATTACTCCAGCGGGTGACGGACCGTTCGGCTGACCTGGAATTGTTTGCAAATAGAGAGAGCTCATATTGCCGACTGCGGTTTCATCAAATATAATGCCGGCCGAAGGTCTAGTACCTGTGTTACCACCACCGCCAGTTACGTTGAGTTGAGCTCGCACGTTTCGAATTCGAGTATAAGTATTTAATTCACCTACAAGAGTGTTGTAAATCGTCGCGGCGTCGATTGGATTTCCGCTTATGTTTGATCCACTGATGCCTATTGACTTACCAGAGGTTGTCCCACCAAAAAATGTATCATCTAGAACAACAGTACCATCACTGTGAGTAGGATTATTATTAGTACCCCACAAGATTCCAGAGTTTGCAGTATTTACAACGAAATCTGCAAATCGATCTACAATGTTCTGGGGAGCAACAGGACTAGTTAATGTAGCCATTTATTTCTTCATCCAATTTTAACATTAAAAGTTTAGGAGCGGGACAGATATCATCTTCCCATTCTAACTGATGACAGTCTCCTCCACAGTATTTATATACTGGACACTGATAACAACGCGGATCTCGTGATAATTCTGAAGCAATAATTTCACATCGCTTCGGCGTCTGAATTACATCTTGTGCTGTTTGATCAATATGTCCATAGACTTCTTCAGGTGCGGCGTTTGGGCATCCTGATATACCACCATCTGCGTTGATTGTAAACAATTTTTGCTCACAATCTCTACAAAACGTTCCAGCTTTTGTAAAACCAGTCTCAAACTTAGAATAGACGTTTTCTAAAAATCCATTCTCAAACCAGTCTCTTACTTGATACTTTTGAGTCTGCTGGTGAAGCTTTAAGAACCAGTGTTGTAATTCTATGTTTGTTGGAAACACAAAAAGATTCTTTCGAGCGTAGCCGTTTGAAGTTACTCTCTCTAGATCTAATTCTTGTACGCCAAGAGACTTTACATATCTTAAAAGTTCTATTGGTTCTTTTGATACGACATCTCTTGTCATTGAAACAAAAAGTTTGATTGTATATCCACGATCTATTAAAAGC